CTACAAATGCTGCTTAAAATTAGTGTTTGACACTAATTAAAATAATTTATAATATAATTAAGAATTGGAGATAAAAAATGGCGAACTCTACATCGGCAAGTTTAAAACTTACAGTCCAAGCAACTGGGGAAAACTCAGGAACTTGGGGACAAATAACTAATACAAACTTATTAATTTTAGAACAAGCAATTGGTGGATTTCAATCAGTTGCAATTACTTCTGGAGCAACTTTAACTTTTTCTAATGGTGCAATATCAAATGGAAAAAATGCAGTTTTAAAATTAACAGGAACAATCGGAGGAGCGGTTAACGTAACTATCCCTGATTCAATTGAAAAAACTTTTATAGTTGATAACGCAACTACTGGTGCTTACACAGTAACGTTCAAAACTACTTCAGGATCTGGAGTAACTTGGGCAGCAGCTGACAAAGGTACTAAGATGGTTTATTCAGATGGAACAAATGTTGTTGATACAGCATTTACAGATTTATCATCTGACTTCTCACCACAACTTTCAGCAGACCTAGACGCAAATGGTAAAAACATTACTATTGATACTGCTACAGGTATCATTGACGAAAACGGTAATGAACAACTTAAATTTGTAACTACTGGATCTGCAGTTAACGAATTTCAGCTCACAAACGCAGCAACTGGTAACGCTCCTGCACTTGCAGTGACAGGTGGCGACACTAACATTGATTTAAATCTTACACCAAAAGGAATCGGTAGAGCGACTTTCAATGGTCAAGGTAAAATTCAAAGTGTTGCAGAAAAAGTTACAACAGCAGCTACAGCGGCTACAGGTACAGTTAACTTTGACGTACTTACTCAAGCAGTATTAAACTTTACATCTGATGCAGCAGCAAACTACACTCTAAATATTAGAGGTGATGGATCAAACTCTTTAGATTCAATTATGGACACAGGAGAGTCAATAACTATTGCACACATTGTAAAACAAGGTTCAACACCTTATTACAACAACGCAGTGACTATTGATGGTTCTTCTATTACTCCAGAATGGCAAGGCGGATCTGCTCCATCTGCAGGTAACGCTAGTTCATTAGATGTATACACATACACTATTATAAAAACTGGAGACGCTACGTTTACAGCGTTAGCTTCTCAATCACAGTTTGCGTAATAAATTAGGAGGAGAAAGACTATGCCACTATTAGGAACTTTAGCAGCAGGATCAGGTAAAGGATTTGGTCTTACTGCAGCATCACCAAAAGAACCAACAACAGTAGAATATCTTGTTATCGCTGGTGGAGGAAATGGCGGCCACAATGGTGGCGGCGGGGGTGCGGGAGGATACCGTGCAAACGTTTCGGGTGAACCATCAGGTGGTTCAAGTCCAGCAGAAGGTTCAAAAACTTTAGATCCTAAAACAGATTATGCAGTCACTGTTGGAGCAGCAACTAACAACAGTATTTTTGACGACATCACTTCATTAAAGGGAGGCAATACCGGAGGCGGTGGTGGCCAACCTGGACAAGGTGGAAATGGTCAATTTGGATCTGGCGGAGGCCAAGGTGGAACTGGTCAAGGAGGGCACTCACCTAGTAATGCCGCAGGTACAACTGGTCAAGGTTCTCCAGGAGGATCTGGAACTCAAGGAAGTGACCAAGCCGGAGCAGGCGGAGGAGCCGGAGGGCAAGGAGCAAATGCTCATGGACCCGGAGGAGCTGGATATAATTCATCTATTACAGGAACGTCAGTAGGCCGAGGTGGCGGTGGCGGAAATGCACCGAACCAAGGTTTTGGTGGTGGTTACAGTGGTAACGGACCAGGAGCAGTTAATACAGGTGGCGGCGGAATGGTTGCACCTGGAGGTTCAGGAATTGTTATTGTAAGATATCCAAATACTTATGATATTACAGTTGGTGCTGGTTTAACTTCTTCAACAGTCGCAGATGGTGATTTTAAAGCAACTTCATTTACAGCAGGAACAGGAACTTTTCAGTTAGGATAATATTATGGCACACTATGCATTTTTAGATAACGACAATAAAGTAACAGAAGTTATCACTGGAAGAAATGAAGATGAGTTAGGCCACAATGGTGAGACTGTCACTGATTGGGAACAATTCTACGGTGATATTAGAGGACAAGTATGTAAAAGAACTTCTTATAACACTGAGAAAAATGCTCATGGATTAGGGGGCACTCCTTTTAGAGGAAACTTTGCATATATTGGATTTACTTACGACGAAGCTAGAGACGCTTTTATTCCACCTCAACAGGCTCCATCTTGGACATTTAATGAATCAACTTATGTTTGGGACGCGCCAATTGATAAACCAACTATTATTACAGAGGATACCGCAGATCCAGCTACTTGGAGTTATCAAGAGTATTGGGATGAAGATGCTTATCAAGCTGATAATACTAAGGGTTGGTATGCTAATAAAACCAATGATACTGGTAATCCACAAGTTACGTATGAGTGGAATGGCACAGCTTGGATAGCTCTGTAACACAAAATAACCTAGACAATCCCACTTAAATAATGTATTTTCTTTCTCATGAAAGAAAAGAAAAAAATCTATTTCTCACAATCTTCTTGGAATTTAGAAAGAGATCCTGTTTGTTTTTATGCTTATTGGAACAATGCCTTTACCAAAGAAGAATGTTCAAAAATTATTAGTATTGCTCATAACAAAGGATTAGTAAAAGGGGTTACCTACGGTAAGTCTAATGCTAGAAAAAGTCAGGTTTCCTGGCTATATCCTATAGATGATATGGCTTGGGCTTTTCAAAGAGTTACAGATATTGTCACTGAACTTAACAGAGACTACTTTAAATTTGATATATTTGGATTAAATGAAGGCTTTCAATTTACTAATTATAAAGCTCCCTCAGATAAATATAGACAGCATGTTGATAGAGCTCACAATACACCTGTGAGAAAGCTATCTCTATCAATTCAATTAACTGATCCAAAAGAATATAAGGGTGGTGAATTAATACTTTATGATGGCGATATAGGGACTCCTATGAGCAGAGGACAGGGTAATTTAATTATGTTCCCATCGTGGACAGTGCATGAAGTTAAAGCCGTAACTAAAGGCGAAAGAAATTCTTTAGTTTGTTGGGTGACTGGAAAACCATTTGTATGATCGATCCTCACTTTTATTACTTACCAAATTTAGGTGTTTTAAAAACACAACTTCCTAATAAATTAAAAAACAAACTTTTAAAAGAATGTAAAAAAGCAGAATTAAATAATGAGATACTTAAAACAGGTATAACAGCAACAGGTGTTCCAATTCAATTTTTATTAAAAGATACAAAAAAAGAATTACAAGAATTTATTATTCCTTTAGTGAACCTTTACTTTGAACAACACCCTGATTATTTAAAGAGTGTAAATATTTTAAATAAAAAAACTGATTTATTTATAGATAAGCCTTGGATGAACCTGCAAAGAAAATATGAATATATTCCAAATCATATTCACGATGGTATTTTAAGCTATAATATTTTTCTTAAAATTCCTTATGCAGAAAAAAAATTAAAACGTAATAAAAAAGAAATACCATTTATAGGTTCAAAATTTAACTCTTTTGAGTTTTCTTTTACAAACGTATGTGGACAACCTCAACATCATTCAATGAATATAACTAAAAAAGATGAAGGAGTTGTTTTTCTTTTTCCTTCACAATTAACTCATTGTGTCTATCCTTTTTATGACACTAATAAATTAAGAATATCAATATCTGGAAACGTTAAATTTTATACAAAATGAAAATTATAGATAACTTTTTACCTGAAGAAGAATTTAAAATAATTCAAAATCATATGTTAAGTAATGATTTTCCATATTATTTTAATGGTTTTGTTGCGGAAGAATGGGATAATAATAACTTTTATTTTAATCATAATATCTATAAGGACCACAAACCTAGAAGTGAGTTCTTTGAGGCACTACATAATGTATATATTAAACTAGATGTAGTTTCCTTAATCAGAGTTAAAGCTAATTGTTTTCCAAGAACTGAAAAATTAATAGAGTATGGGGATCATGTTGATTATAAATTCGAACACAAAGGAGCTTTGTTTTCTATAAACACATGTAATGGCGGAACCCTTATAGGAAAAAAGTTTATACCTTCTGTTGCAAATAGAATGCTTTTATTTGATTCACATAAAAAACATAGAAGCACAAACTGCACAGATGAACCCTGTAGAGTAAACATTAACTTTAACTATTTTTAATTATGAAAGACAATTACTGGTACTGGTCTAAACTTCTGGATAAAAATAGAATTAAAAAAATAAATGATTTTATTGATAAAAATTTTTGTGAGTATGAAGGAGATCATTTCGATAAAAATTTAAAATTTTTAAATAGAGTAAAAGTAATACGTTGGCTTAAAGTAAAACATTTATTAGATGATATTGTTACAAAATGTTTTGCAACTAATGTAGATCAATACGGTTATAATGTTTATCCTGTGTTAGATTCTGATTTTGTAAATTTAAATACTTATACTAAAGGCCACAAATATGATTGGCACAAAGACTCTGAGCCAGAGTCAGGTATAACTGATACAAAATTTACCGTACTAATAAATTTATCTACTAAACAATATGAAGGTGGAAATCTTGAACAGTATTCATATGGTCCTCAAGAAGTAACACCATTGAATGATCCAGGGACTGTTGTAATGTTTCCCTCTTATGTTTATCACAGAGTTACACCTATTACAAAAGGGGAAAGAAGAAGTTTAGCTATTTTTATAAGAGGTCCTAAATTTGTATGAGCACTTACGATCTTTTTAAAACTGTTATTTTTAAAACAAAATTAAATCAAGATATAAGTAAATTAATTAAATTTTCAAACAAAATTAAAAAACAAAAAGGCAGAGAGTTGTCTAATGTAGGAGGATATCAAAGTAATAATTTAGATGAAAAGAACATAGCTCTTAAAAGTTTAATAAAAGAAGTTTCTAAGAATGTTAATGTATTTTCCAAAGAAACTTTAAGGATACCTCAAGACCTACATCTAGATAGTAGTTGGTTAAATATAAATGGTTTTAAAGATTTTAATAATATACATACTCATCCTTTCTCAATTGTTTCTGGTGTGTTTTATATTAAAACTCCTGTAGATTGTGGAAGTATAAATTTTCATAATGCTGCGCAAATTAAATGTTATGTAAATGATAATATTTTAGAAGAATACAATAATTACAATTGTTCAAAATATTATTTCCCTGTTGAAGAAAATGATCTTTATTTGTTTCCATCATGGCTAGATCATTCTGTTAGCCCAAACCTTTCTAACGAAGAAAGAATATCTTATTCTTTTAATTTTAGCTAATGTGGGATAAAAAAATAATAGATTGTATAAAAAGTAAAACACCTTTTTCTCAGAAAAAATTGTTTAAAACTAAATTAACTTCTTGGAAAGAAATAGAGCAACTTATAAACTGTAGACCTTTTGTAAGTAATTCAAGGTTTAGAATACCTCCTGGGTACTCATATACTTGGAGAATGGAGGAATGGTTAACAGATGTTAATACTTATCCTCCAAGTGTAATAAATAAAATAATTAAGAACCATTGGTTTTTCTTAATGGATTGTTCCAGGATTAATAAAGAAATAAACTCTGTGTGTGACTATCTCGAAACCATAACTGGTATGCCAACTGATGCTCACATCTTTATATCTAATAAACCTGATAAAAACTTTGATAACAAAAGTTTTGGAAAACATAAAGATAATCAAGATAACTTAATAGTGTGTGTAGAAGGTTCTCAAAAAATGGAAATGTATAAAAAAGACAGCTCTACTGAATTAGAATTTGAAGAGATCTTTAAACCAGGGGATGCAATGTTTATACCTGCGGGTAGGTTTCATAAAATAACAGGTTTAGAAAAAAGGATGTCTATTAGTTTTCCAATAGTTCCTACTTTAATCCACCCTAAACAGGAACGTGAATGGATCACCCTTTCGTAAAACAATGTTTAGAAAACATAACCTGGGCAAGTGAACATCAAATTAAAAAAGAACTTTGGCATGTTTCTGGAATCTTGTCTAACAGATCGAATGAAAATTTAAAATTTGATATAGACTTTCAAAATAGAAAATATGTAAAATCAAATAGTAAAGCAAATAAAATATTATTTGATTATGAAGATAAATGGGTACTAATAGATACAAAAGAGTTTATTTACTTTATGAAAAATAATACTATAAATACAGTAGATCTAGATAACCTGTTGGATAATTTAGATTGGAATATAACACTGTTAAAGAATGAATAAAATAATAAAATATAATTATTACCATTGGGGACCGTTATTATATAAAACTATTCTTGAAGAGGATGAGTTAAAAAAAATACAAAAACTCTGTAGTAAAAAATCAAAAGATCATAGAAAACATTTAGCTGGTCTTATAAAACATGAACATCAAGTAGATTCAACAAAATTGTATCCAATAATACATCCTTATTTAAATAGTTATTTAGAGGCTTATAAAAATTACTCTTTAAGAAATATACAGGGTAAAATTAAATTAGTAGGTGCTTGGGTAAATTACATGACTAAATATGAATCTAACCCTTCTCATACACACGATGAAGATTTATCCTTTGTTATTTATACTAAGATTCCAAAAAATTTAAAAAAAGAAATTGATAACGCTGTTGGCAATGTAAGACCTGGTACAGTAAATTTTCAATATACTTTAGGCACTGAAAAATATAATATTAACCGACACACATTTGTACCAGAGGTAGGTGATTTTTATATCTTTCCAGCATCTTTACATCATAGTGTAAATCACTTTCAAAGTGAGGGTGAAAGAATATCTATATCAGGTAATGTTAAAATAATTAATGAATAATAATTTTATAGAAAGTTATTATATGTCAGACTTATCTATCTGTGATGACTTGATAAATCTTTTTGAAAATTCTGATAATAAAATTTTAGGTGAAACTTCAGATGGTGTAGATAAAAATATTAAAGATAGTTTAGATTTACAATTATCTATAAATGATATTCCTAACTATCCAGCACTAGATGCTTATTTTAAAGAACTAATAAAAGCTGTGAATTTGTATAAAGAAAAATATAAATTTTATGATGAGAAAGTTAATAAATGGGGACTTCAACACGATTTTAATATACAGAAATATAAACCATCACAAGCATATCATAGCTGGCATTGTGAGAAAACAAATATCTTTTCCTCAAATAGACATCTAGTTTTTATGACATATTTAAACGATGTGAAAAAAGGCGGCGAAACAGAATGGTATTATCAAAAACTTAAAGTTAAACCTAAAAAAGGATTGACTGTTATTTGGGGTGCGGATTGGACTTTTGTTCACAAAGGACATACTACGTTTAATGAAGATAAATATATTATAACTGGATGGTTTGAATTTAAAAAATGAAAAACTTTATAAGTAAATTCCCTGGTGCATATTCAAAAAAGTCTTGTGAGAATATGATTGAGTGGTTTGAATATAATAAAGAACTAGCTAAACCAGGGGGATTAGGTTTGGATAAAACATTAGATAACTTAGAACTCTGTATACATTTAAATTCTGAAGCTAACTTTTTTGGTTTAGACAAGACATTAATTAAATGCACTAAAAGTTTTATAAAAGAATATCCAGAAACAGATAAGTATATTGGAAAATGGTATCTTGATCCTTTTATACAAATATCTTATTATAAGCCTAATCAATTTTATGATCGATTACATTGTGAAGATGATGGCAATCCTAAGAATTCAAAGAGAGTTTTTGCATGGATGCTCTTTTTAAATACAATAAAAAAGGGTGGTGGGACTTATTTTAAATATCAAGATGTAACGCTAAAACCGATAGCAGGGGATTTATACATTTGGCCAGCTGGATGGACTCATTTTCACAAAGGAATAAAGGCCTCACAACAAGAAAAATATATATTAACGGGTTGGTACAATTATTTTTAAGCAAATATTGTACTACCAAAACGCTTAAAAACCCTATATAGTACCTTAGTTATGTTACAAAAACTTAATTTCAAACCCGGATTTAACAAACAAGCAACAGACTCAGGGGCTGAAGGTCAATGGGTAGATGGTGATTTTGTTAGATTTAGATATGGATTACCTGAAAAAATAGGTGGTTGGGAACAATTAACAGTAGCTCAAGAAACATTGCCTGGAGCAGCGAGAGCTCAACATGCTTTTACAAGTTTCCAAGGGGAAAAATACGTAGCCATTGGAACATCTCAAGGACTATTTTTATACTACGATGAAGCTTTTTATGACATCACTCCACTAGCAGCTCAGATATCTGGGACAGCTACTTTTAATACAGCACAAGGTTCAGCTGTATGTACAGTTAATTTAACCTCTCATGGTTTAGAAGCAGGGCGATATATTACTTTTGATTCTATGTCAGCTACTCCAAATGGATTTACTTCTTCATCTACATTTACAGATGGAGCTTTTGAAATTAGAAATGTAACTAGCAATACTTTCGACATTACTGCACCTATAGTTGCGGTAAACCCTGGAGGGACAACAACTGGATCAGCGACTGTTAAACCTTATGAAGTGGTAGGTCCAACATTTCAAACAGCTGGTTATGGTTGGGGAACTTATCAATGGAACACAGGAACATGGGGAACTGCTAGAACAGTAAGTAACGTGATTCTGGATCCAGGCATCTGGAGCCTTGATAACTTTGGAGAAGTATTAGTTGCAACAGTACTTAATGGTAAAACGTTTACTTGGGACGCTGGAGCGACCACTCCTAGAACAGTTAGAGCTTCTACGACTACGACAAATTTTAACACTACTAACAATCCTACAGCCACACGAGTAAGTTTGGTATCTGATAGAGATAGACACTTATTTCATTTTGGTACAGAAACAACTATTGGTAATTCATTAACACAAGATCCGATGTTCGTAAGATTTTCTAATCAAGAAGACTTAAACACTTATGCACCATCAGCTACTAACACGGCAGGTACATTTAGATTAGATACAGGAAACAAGATCGTAGCTGCTATACAAGGTAAAGATTATGTTTTTTGTATAACTGATCAAGCAGCTTATGTAATTCAATTCGTAGGCCCACCTTTTATTTTTTCTGTAAGGCAGGTTGGTACAAACTGTGGATGTATAGGACCTAAAGCTGTATCTTATGCAAATGGTGCTGTATGGTGGATGTCCGCTGAAGGAGGATTTTTTGTATTTGATGGTACAGTAAAATCATTACCATGCTTAGTCGAAGACTTTGTGTTTAGTACAGATGGAGATAATCT